GAACGTTGCTGGTTATAGAAACTATGACTCTTCTGAGTTCGCTGCTACTAGTGCATTACTAGATGATGACGATGCTATGGAAGCAATCTGGAAGAAAGAGCATTCCTTAGCAGAACTAGTTGCTAATGATCAGTTCAAAACTTATGATGAACTCAAAACTCGTTTGAGTAGTGTTCTTGGAACTAAACCAGTTCGTAACGATGCTGAAACTGTAGAGCAAGAAGAAGAACTTGTTGCACAGGTTAAATCATCTCGTCCAACCGCCACTGATAGTAAATTAGCAGAGGATGGATGGAATAAAGAAAGTGAAGATGATGATGCACTATCTTATTTCTCTAAACTTGCTGAAGAATAATGAAAATCAAGCCTCTTAAACATTGTAGGTTATCCCAGATGAAATTTTTCTACTGGGATCCGAAAGATGATCCAAGAGAGCCTGAATATTGGGAAGACTCACCTTCGGGTGGGTCTTTTTTTATACCAAAGTAGTATTTTCCGTTTGTACTAGGAAAGGATTTATATATTGAGAATTTTTAGTATATTTCATTATTCTTTGCAGATCTTCTAAGAATACTTGTAAGTATTCTGGTCTTAGGATTTCAATTTCTCTTTTTTCTTCATTCTTATTAGTTTCATGATCCCAATTAGAAACACCTAAAGTAGGAGTTATTTCTGCTGTTCCAGCATATTGTATTACTTCATTTGAAGTTTTACCAGTCCATGTTGCATTTAATGGCCAAACATTTCCTGGACCATCAATTTTAAAAGAACTATCAACTACTTTACCTGCTGGTAAAATTAATCTATTTTTATCATCTCTAATTTCAAAAGTTTCATAATGATGAACATCATTTATATTTGCAAGACCATATTTATTTACTGTATAATCATATAGTTGTTGATTGGACAACGGCCAATCATTGTGTATATTTCCAATATTGCCAGTAAGAACAACTACAAAATCTAAATCAGAAGATCCGTATATTTCATTTGCTACAGTATCAGGTCTTGCTCCATCTGCAATAATAAATTTATTAAAAACTGTTACTGAATCAGATAACCAATCTAATGTTTTAGTTTTTCTGAAAAAGTTTTTAACAATAAGATATTCTCCAGATGCTGTTTTTGCAGATAATGGAGATGGATAACTTATATTTGGTAATTTTCTGAAATAACCCATTAGTAACCTACCCCCTCTATATTGTCAACATAATCTTCAGCATATATTGGATTGGTTTCTTTGAATGTCATTTGCATTTTGATATGAACTGGTGTTCCATCATCATACGTTGCATAGTTTCCATTTCCAGTATAATTTACACTTAATGATGTTAATGCACACGGTTTGAATACATTTAAGAACTTGTGTTCTTTTCCTCCACTTAAATATTTAAGTAGGAATAAATCTGGAGCAGATATGAATATGCCACCAGTTGCTCCAGAACTTTGTGAATATTCTGTTCCAGCTTTAGCTGCCATTGCTTGTTTTAAAGATCTAATAATTTCTTTTACTCTAGCTGCTTCTTTTGGTTCTCTTGGAGTAAATGTTACATCAAATCTAAATTCTCTTAAATTTACACCATCAAATAATAACTCTTTGTTTGAGTTTAATATTTGACCTAATCCTCTTGATATTACATTATTTGGTGTTACATTAGCACCAAATTGATTGACTGCTAAACCTGCTAATGTAGATCTTAAAGTTTGTGATAAATTTCCTGCATTTTCTAATCCTTGTATATCTATACCCTGAGTTAACATTTGAGTTACATCATCATAAGTATCACCTAAAGGTTGTTGCATCATTCTATTACCAACATCCATACCCATTAGAGTGAATAGATTCATTGTACTTTCGCCCCAAGTCACTGAGGTTGTGTCACTTATTTGTTGTGGTATTGGTATTTCTATATAAAATTTTGTATCTTTTTTAAACCCTGCTGAACCAGATGTATAACGATCATAACGGGAAGACATACTTCTTCCCATTTGGGTTTTAAATTTTAATTTTTTACCTGAAGAGATATCTTCTTTTTTATCTGCAATGCCATCCATTCCTGCCCCAATTTTGCTATTATCTGAATTTAGAAGTTCTCCTCCTATACCATCACCAGGTGCTGGTGGTTTATATCTTACTGCTTGTATTAATAAACTATCTTCTGTAGATGATGTAGATCTTTTTAATGGGTAGGATAAAAGTTTAGGATTTCCGTAATTGCTATCTCTTTTTGCACCAACCTGTGTTGTTTGTTGGGTTGAACCAGTTGTTTCTGGAACTGCCTCAGTTGTACTATTGGTAGTAGATGTTGTATTTCTTCCTGTACTCGTTCTTGTGGATGCAAATTTCTCTCTCCATGCTGCTCTTCTCTGAGAGCCTGTCATCCTTCCCATTTCTCGACCTATTTTACTATTATCATCTATTTATACTAACTATAAGGATAAATTTTTTTATCTATATTCATAGAGATGCACATTCGTTTTCCATTGGTTGGTGGAACTTCATGATCTAGTACTGCTGGCCATATTATTAGCATACCATTTTTTGGTTTTATCTCAAAATTATTTTCAAAAATTATAGGAGAACAATTTGGTTCTACGTCCACATAATAGCAACATGCAAAATCTGATGGGAAATGGTTGTGAATTTTTGTGTTATCATTTTTTTCATACATCATACACCATAAATTCACTACATTAAAATAAACATCAGGACATTGATATTGATTTTTAGAAATAATGGAACATGCATCAAGAACTATATCAATTAGATGATTGAATTTTGGATTTTCTTTATGTGTGAGATATGAACTATGCCATGCATTTACATTACTATTATTTGATTCTGGATTATTATTTCTATGTTCTAGAATACTTTGTTTTAAATTATTATTAAATTCTAAATTATTTTCAAAAACTGTAGTAAAAACTGGTTCTGGTTTTTGTACATATGATGTATCAAACTGCCAAGACATTATATAAGTGATTCATGTATATTATGTATATAAGAATTTGGCAAAAGGTACTCCATCAAGATCTTGTAATTCATCTTGAGTTATTTCATATAATCCACCAATAATTTCATTCCAAGTATATTGCCTGTGTGTATTCCAGTGAAAATTAATTCCACGAAATCCTTTTTCATAAACATTAGTAACTGCAACCATTGGATGCATATCATATCTTAAGTTTGGTGTTTTTGCTCTGTATATGAATACATAATATTTTCCTTCTTCTGGAACTTTTCCACCTGCAGTTAATGAACCTGTAATTCTACGCATTAACTCATCAGCACTTTCAGTACCAATTAGATCATTAAGTACATGTGATATTCTATTTCCACCTATTACTTCTTCAGATTTCTCTTCTGATGTAGTAGAAGTAGTTTTTTCTCTTTCTTTTGTTGCAGTTGTTAGAGTACTTTTAGTTTTTTTTGCCTCTTCTTTAGCATCAATTTTTGCCTTTACTTCATCATATGAAGGACCACCAATTCTTCTTTTAGCTCTTCTTGCCATTACTTAATACCTAGTTCTTTTTCAGTAACAACTTTAAATTCCCATTGTCTATTATCACAGAATTCTCTTGCAGCTTCCCATTTTGCTTGGTTCTTTACATATTCATATGCTTCACGCATATACCCTTTAGTTTGTCTTTTTGGTTTTTTTGGTGGAGAACATTGCTTTAATGGTTTTATTTCTATAATGTATTTTTTAATAATACCATTAGATTCTTTTACCTTCATATAGAAGTCAGGAAAATATCGATGTTGTTTCCCATCAGGACCACGATATGGTAATGCTATTTCTTCACTTGCCCATTCTAGTACATTTGCATTTTGATCGCAGTAAACCATGAATTTTCTTTCCCACAAAGACCTGAAAATTATACCTGTAGGATCACCTTTATACTTTTTTGGGTGAGATGGTCGATATTTTCCTTTATAAGCCATCTAAATAGAAATGATATAGTAGAACTATTTAGAGTGGCAGTACCGATTCCAAAGAAAATATCTCAGATATTACCTACTTTTCAGAATGTAGCACAATCATCTCATTACATAGTTGATTTTGGTCTACCTGCTGAAGTATCTTCACATTTAAGAAGTAAGGGTGTTGATAGTAGATTTGATCTTGATAAGATAGGATTATTATGTAGTAAGGCAGTTTTGCCTGGAAGTGCTTTTGCTACAATAGATGCTGTAGGTGAATATCAAGGATTAGTTGAGAGATTTCCTCATACTAAAAAGTTTGTACAGATGCAATTAGAATTTTATGTTGATAATGAATATAAAGCACTTAAGTTTTTAGAACATTGGATGGAGTATATTAGTGATGGTTCTAATTCTGATTCTTTAGAAGATACCTATCACTATAGAATGAATTATCCTATAACATATAAATCTCAAACTACTACAATTACAAAATTTGAAAAAAATTACAGACAAAATATTGAATATAGTTTTCGTGGATTATATCCAATTGAATTAAATTCAACTGTAGTTCAATATCAGAACTCTCAAGTTCTGAAGGCAACTGCTGCATTTAATTATGATCGCTATGTTTGTGGTAAAACAAAGTCGTGGGATAGGGAAAGAGGTGTAGATAGAAATTATGGTAGTGTGGAATCGCAATTAGGCAATAATCTTAAAGGTCCTATTGGTGGTGAAGGGTATCTTCTTTTAAATCCTGGTGCAGAATCCTCAACAGGTGCAGGAAATAAAGATCTTTTCGCTGGTAAAAAACCATATGATATATACACTCCAAAAGGACAAATAACTGATACTTCCACTGTTAGGACATTTTTTAACTAAATAATCCCCTATAAATAAAAATAATTGAATTGAGCATATTATGCCTTTACCAAAGATTTCGACTCCTTCTTATGAGTTGGTAATACCTTCCACAAAAAAGAAAATTAAATTTAGACCTTTCTTAGTTAAGGAAGAGAAGATTTTAATCCTTGCAATGGAAAGTCAAGATAATAAACAGATTGCAAGTGCAGTTAAAGATGTGATTGCAGCATGTATTCTTACAAGAGGAATAAAGGTAGAAACTTTATCAACATTTGATATTGAATATTTGTTTTTGAATATTCGTGGAAAATCTGTTGGAGAAGAAGTAGAGGTTACTATTACTTGTCCAGATGATAATGAAACTAAGGTTCCTTCAGTAATTAATCTTGATGAGATAAAAGTTCAAATAGATGATGATCATTCTCCAGATATTAAATTGGATGATGAATATGTTTTAAGGATGAAATATCCATCAATGGATGAATTTATAAAAACTAATTTTGCTGTTGAAGGTGATATTAATGTTGATGATACTTTTAAATTGATTGCGTCATGTGTAGACCAAGTTTATTCTGAAGAGGAATCTTGGGCTGCTTCTGATTGTACAAAGAAGGAATTATCTCAATTTATAGAATCACTTAATTCAAAACAATTCAAGGAAATTGAAAAGTTTTTTGATACTATGCCAAAACTTTCACATACTGTTAAAGTAACAAATCCTAATACTAAGGTTGAAAGTGAAGTTATACTGGAGGGACTGCAAAGTTTTTTCGGGTGAGTATGGCACATGAAGATCTTGCGTCATACTACAAAATTAATTTTGCCTTAATGCAACATCATAAATATAGCTTGACAGAGTTAGAAAATATGATACCTTGGGAAAGAGAAATTTATCTTTCACTTTTACAACAGCATATTGAAGAAGAAAACTTAAAAGCACAACAAGAATCGGGACTTAATTAATGGCTCCAGCATCGCCACTTACAGGAGGAATACAGGCAGTAAGAAGGTCTGTTCCTGCTGCTGCGTTTACGGGTAGAGCTGTAGCACCTTCTACTGTCCAACCTGATAGTGTAACTACTAATTTATTAACTAGGAATAATTCAGCATTAGGTGATGTATCACTTCGTCTTTCTTCACTAACACAACAGATTCAGGGAATGAATCAAGGATTGAATGCGATACAGAATAATCTAGCAATAAAGGATGATTTAGATAGACAAAGAGCTGCTGCAGAGGCAAAAAGGCAAAGGCAATTATCGCAAATAAAATTAAGAGAGGGAAAAGAAGGAGCGATAGAGAAGAAAATTCAAGCAGCATTATTTACTCCAGTTAGGAAAATTGGTGCAAAGTTACAATTTGGTTTAGGTAGATTAGCTAATTTCTTTACTATTCTTTTAACGGGATGGCTTACGTTACAAACGATTGATTTATTTAAAGCAACGGCAGATGGTAATACAGAGAAAATAAAAGAAATTCAGAAGACAATATTAGGAAACCTTGCTTTTGTTGGAGGAGCTATATTCCTAATACAGGGTGGATTAACTTTATTAGCAGCAAAAATAGCAGGACTTGGATTTAAATTTTTAAAGTTTGGTGCAAGTAGGCTTCTTGGAAAACCATTAAGAGCATTAACTACTTTATTAGCAGGAAAATTTGCTCAAGCATTAGGAAATAAAACTATACAGACAGGAGCAACTAAAGTTGTTAGTAAGGGAATAACTGGTAGTGTTACTAAGGGTCTTACTGGTGCTAATACAAGATCTAATGTTAAAGTAGCAGGAAATCTTTTAGCACCAGGTATTCAAGTTGGAATGGATGTTGCTGGTGGAAAGGATGTAAGAGAATCTGTTAAGGATACTACTGTTGCTGCTACATCTGCAGCTGTTACAACCAGTAGTTTGAGAAAAGTATTGCCTAAGAAATTTAAATTATTAGCTGATCTTGGTGGGATAATTAGTTGGATAGGAACTTATGCAATATCTGATTTATGGAATCCTTTTGAAGAAAGTGGTAAGAAACAACAAGAAAATCTAGAAGGTAATATTATGCCTTCAGTGATGGTTCCTATAACTGATGAGATGCTTGAAGCTGAACGTCAAATCTCTATGGAGGATGTTCAAGGTTTACAGCAACCTAAGAGAGAGGATTTTGGTTCGGGAAGAGGTGGTGCTAAGGCATTTCAAAAAGCTAAAAAAGAATTTAATGCCCAGAAAGTAGAGTTAGCAAAGAATATTACACCAGTCAATAAGCAAAGGAGTATTGCTACAAATGTAGATACTGATGTAGATGATGGACCACAGTTTATACCAATGCCTATGGGTTCTGGTAGAAGTAATCAATCAGGATCGAATGCTTCTGGATCTCCAGCAGGTGGTGATTCTGGTATTCCAACTGTAGCAGCATCTAATCCTATGTTTAGAAGTTATCAGTTAGTTGCTAAAAAGCATTTTCAGGTAGTGTAGTATGGCAAATAATACACAGACAACTAGAAAATCTTTATTAAAATCTTCTATTAGTGTTAAAACTATACAGGATTCTGTATCTGGGTTATCCAAGACATTTTCTGATACTACAAAAACAGTTAAGAAAATTATAAAGAATACTGGTGAAAATAATAAATTTATGAGGAAGTTGATAGGTGATGAAGCAACCTTTTTCCAAAGAAGACGAGAGCAAGTATTGAGAAGAGAGAAGGAAGATGTTACTGAAGCATCTTCAGTTGGTGGTGCTATTAAGAGAAGGGGAAAGGTAATGTCATCTAGTACTAAAGGATTCTTAGGTAGAATATTAGATTTCTTTGGTATAATAATGTTAGGTTGGTTAATTAATAATATACCTCCTATAATTAAAGGTGTAACAGCATTAATAGATCTTATCAGTAAAGTTGTTGGTGTTTTTAGTGGATTTTTTAGTGGTATGTTTGGTGTATTTAATATGATTGGAGAAGGATTTAGTGAAGTTATCCAATCTCTAACACCAATTTCTTTTGATACTGATAAAAAAACTATTCAGAAAGGATTTGATGATGCACGAACTGGTTTAGTTAAATTTGATGATGGTGTTGATGCGGATATACGAAATTATTTAAATCCTGCATCTTATCAATTAGAAACTTTTGACTTTGCTGAAGAAGGTGAGGGGGAAGAAGATACTGATGTTGAAGAAGAATTAGAGGAAGACAAAGATAATGATAATAAAGAAGAAGATACTGAAAAAGTAGAAGAAGAAAAACAACCAGAAAAAATAGAGGTTAAAGTAGAACCAAAAGAAAATTTGGTTAAAGGTACTAAGAAAAAGGGAGAAGAAAGAGTTCCTGATGATGATCCTAAGATAGCAAATGATACGAATGCAAATCTAGAAGATAGGTTTGATAATGGTTATATACCTCAAAGAATGATCAATGGAAAAGAAAATCCAGAATATGCTGAATATAAAGATTGGTTAAATGCACCAGGTGGACTTGAAATGTTTAAGGATGGTGGAATAATAAAAGGAAAATCACATGCAGATGGTGGGGAAGATGTTAATGTTGAAGGTGGTGAAGCCATCATACCTAAGAAGAGTGTAGATGAATTAGGACCAGAGTTTATTAATAGAATTATTGAAGGTAATGCAGATAAAATTACTAAATTGAGAGCAGGAAGAAGTTTATTAGAAAAACTTGTTGAGCAGCATAAAGAAGAAAATGACGGTCTTATAACATATGATGAATATAATGAATTAAAGGCAGCAACAATAGGTAAATTAAAAGAACATCTTAGAAGTTTAAATTTTGATTCTACTAAGAAACAACCTCAACAATTAACACCTAAGAAACAAGATCCACCTAAAATTGAAGTTAAAAAATCTAAAATAAATTCAGAATTATCAACTACTCCTAAAAAGAAGAGGAAGAAGGTCATTACTATTCCAATAGGATCTCCAGCAGGAGGAGGATCGGGTGCAATACCAATACCTATGGGTGGTGGTAAATCTAAAAAAACTATTGTTAATACAGGACTATCAATCGGTGATTTGCAGTCACTAATGTTATCAGAAACTTAATAAAATGTCATTAAATAAGTCAATATACGAAGAAATTATTGTAGAATCTAGAGATGGTCAAAGAACCGTTGATATAGCACCAGGTGTTGTTATGTTGGATTATTATGAGGATATTTTTTCACCAACACTCACTGCTAGATTGGTTGTTGTTAATACTGGTAATACAATTAGAGGTCAAGATGGTAAATTGCAGTCAATATATCATGGACTTCCATTGAGAGGTGGTGAAAGAGTTAGTTTAAAGGTGGGTGGTAATAGTGATGAAAATCCAGGTTTAGATTTTGCAAGTGATGAAACTAGATATCTTTATGTCTCTAGTATTACCACTATATTACAATCTACAGAACAAGAATCATTTGTTTTAAATTTAGTTTCTCGTGAGTCATTGACAAATGAAACTGTGAGGGTTGGTAAAAGATATCCAACTTCACTTAAAATATCAGATTCTGTTCAAAGTATTATAAAAGAAAAATTAAAAACTAATAAACCTATTTTTGCGGATGAAACTCAGAATAAGTATGGATTTATTTCCAATATGAGAAAACCATTTACATTATTAACATGGTTAGCGTCAAAGTCAGTTCCTTCAATTGGAGGTGGTAAAGATGCTACTGCTGGATATGTTTTCTATGAAACTAAGAGTGGATATAATTTTAGATCTATTGATAAATTAATTGCGTCTGAACCATTTGAAAAGAAATATATTTACACTCAGGTCAAGAAAATGGATCCTAATAATGCTTATAGGATTTTAAAATATACTACTGCTAAAAATGAAGATTTAATGCAAAAATTGCAAAGGGGAGCATATTGTAGTCAAAGAACATTTTTTAACCCATTAACTTTTACTTATACTGCACCTCCTGATGGAAAATTTGAATTAAAAGATTATCAAGATAAGACTGAAAATCTTGGAAGTGATATTCAATTACCTTCTCTAGATGATAATAGTGCAGATACTTTAGGAACTGTTCCTAGTAGAAATATAACTGCAATTTTAGATATTGGTGCAATGGAAACGGGGGTATCAACTGAAGAGAATGCAGATCCTGCGAAAGTACAATCTCAATCAATGATGAGATATAATTCAATATTTACTCAGACAATATCAATGACAATACCATCAAATACAAATTTAGAAGCAGGAATGTTAATTGAATGTAAATTTCCAAAAGTAAATAAGGATGATGCAAAGAGTAATGATCTTGAGCAAAGTGGTCTATATATGATTAAGGAACTATGTCACCATTTTGACTCTACAGTTTCTCTTACTTCTATGACATTAATAAAAGATACCTTCGGACAACCAGAGAGATAAGAAAATGATAGAAGAATCGCTGTTAAAAAGTAATTTTGTAGGAAGAGATGGTTTCATCTGGTGGGTAGGACAAGTAGCACCAGAGAAAGCACAAGGTGATCAGGTAAATGGTGCTGGTTGGGGAAATAGACGTAAAGTTCGTATTATGGGATATCATCCTTTTAGTACGATTGAATTGGAGGATGAAGAATTACCTTGGGCACAAGTATTATTACCGTCAACTGGTGGATCTGGAAAAGGTAACAAGGCAACAACAATATCATTATCACCTGGTGATAATGTATTTGGATTTTTCTTAGATGGTGATGATGCACAATTACCAGTAATTATGGGTGTATTTGGCAATACCTTATACGCTGGTAGTGATGAATATTCCTCTCCATTTGTACCATTTACTGGATATACTAGTAAAGTTAAAAACGATGGTGCAGCACATCCTAAGAATGAAACTAACGAAGAGAACTCACAATCTCAAAAATCACCAAGACATGTTTCTCCTAAATTAGCAAAACAAATTGGTGAAACTGAGAGAGCAGTTTCTAGAATGGTTGGAGAAACTGTTGTATTTGGTAGTGCTAGTCCTACTGCAACTATAAGTAAGATAACCAGTGAAGTTGATAGTATGGTTAATGCTATCGGAGATTTAAAAGGTAGTTTACAAGTTCCATCTGATGCTGTTGGTGTAGTAAAGGGTAAGATGGATAAATTGCTCAGTGATAAAACTGATAAAATTGCTGGATTAGCATCTGGTCTTGTTGGTAACATGACTAATAGTTTGTATAAAGGTATGGCTCCATCATTGAATGGTGGGTTAAATGCTTTATATGATAAGGTATTTGCTACAACATTTGCTGCTACTAAAAAACGTTCTATTGCAAAGCAAGCTGGTGCAGCAGCACAAGCAGCGATGATGTTACCTGTTCAAGCAATTCAAAACTTCTTACCTTGTGCTGTCGGTAATGTTATTAGTTCTATAGGTGATGCTGTTAAAGGATTGCTTCGTGGAATAATGGATAATGTCCAGAACTTTGTGTCTTGTATAGGTGAACAATTTGTTGCTGGATTGATGAATCAGATTATTGGAGGATTAACTAAAGGATTAGGACCACTTATGGGAGGAGTTTCTAAAATATTAGGTGGGTTTAGTTTGGGTGGTTT